TCAAGTTTCTTTTGTTTTAACTCACTTAGGTTAACAGTCCCTTCTTCCCACTTATTTGTGGCATCATTAAAAACCAATTGTTTATATTCCTCTCCAAATCCAGTCACTCTTAAAAAAACTAAAATAGCCATTCTATCACCTTCTAAAAGTTCTGAAGGGTCAAACCCTAAATCTTTAATTTTTCTTTCTAATAGAACCTCTACAACTCTATTATTAGCTATGATGTTTGGTGAAGTAAGAATACTTTCATCCATAGCGGTTAAGTATTCTACTTTAACACTACTCTTTTTATTTTTATATAATATACCTTGAGATGGTAATTCTATAATGTCATAAGGTATCCTAAATTCTTCGGGTACATAGTTTGGTGACATCTGATTGTCTTTCTGATCTTCCATATTAAAACTTTTATAATAAATATATAGTTTTAAAAAATTTAGTAAATATTAAAAATTTTCTATTGTTTAATCTGTTCCCATCTCATCTTTTGATACATCATTACTTCCACTTACCCCTGTTCCAATAACGGTACCAAGTATCGCGTCTCCAGCTGCTGCGGCATCATCAAGATTTATTGATCCACTATCATCGACATCAAGAGATTCTAAAGTATTTGTATAGATATCTGTGGATTTTTTAATTATTTCATCCTGAATAGTACTATCCGTCATTAATACTGACATAGCCTCATCCCAACCTATATTATATAAATCTTTTTTCCAATCTTCACTCTTAAAATTGTCATAGAAATCAGCAAATGTAGTCCCACACTCTAAAGTAAAATATAATTTCTTACATTCTTCTCCAACACAAAGATCCCCACTATCGTCCACTTTCACCACCAGACCCATTGTTTCGTTATTATCTTCAATAACCTTCCAACTGTCTCCAGCACCCTTATTATCTTTAATGATATATTTAACCATTCCTTCATTTACTGTTCTATCATCCTTAGTTATAACATCAATCCATGTCCACAAATCATCATCTATATTTGTCACATCAATAGCAGTATAAACAGGTTGGTCACCTTCAATAGCACCTTCCAAATTAACCTCACCAACATCTTGAAGTACCTCATTTAATAGCCCAGTCGTTACCTTTTTCTCTGTACCTTTAACCCCTTGAAATTCTGCCTCAATTTTACCAACTAACTTATTTTTTGATTCATCAGATAATAATTCTGAATCTTTAATATTAGTAGTAACCATATTAAGACAAGATAATTTGTAAGCCCCTTTCACTGTATCGATAAATATATCACCTTTTAATACGTCATTTATTTTGTTCATGAACAACCATCTAACAACTCTATCTGAGATATATGAAGCTATTTGTAAAATTAATATCCCACCTTTAAAGATTGGTAATGATAGTCCCGCCCATTTAATAAGTCGACCCGTTGTTTTTTTCCATGAATTATAATTTGAATGTTTACTAAAAAGAGCTTTTCTCCATCTTCCTTTATCACCCCATCCAATAGTATAGTACATCTCTTTTTTCCAGTCTATTTTTAATTTCGCGTTAGGATGTATCATCCCTTCTTTATAACCTTGTTTAGCTAAATCTGTATCCACCCCTTTATCAGTTTTTAAATCAGTAGACTTAATCCACGCACCTTTATCTGACCTAGAAGGTATAATTACCTCATAAAAATCTTCTACATATTGACTTTCTAAGGATGTTAATTTTAAATTCTCATCTATAGAATCTCCGATTCCTGCCCCACTTTTTTTCCATTTACCTACATTAAAGTTCTCTCTGAATTTAATTTTAAATGCTGTTTTATATGTGTCGATTACATCCCACCATTCATTTCTAAAAATTTTTGATAACTTTATTCTATGCAATGTTTTCTTACCATAACCTGCATAGGATATTATATCTTTCTTACTTCTATATTTACTATTTAGTATATTATCAGCAATTTTTTTTGTCTGATTCGAAATATCAGATAAAGACTCATAGTCTAAATATTTTTCCACACCAGAAATATTGCCAGCCTTTTTAATATCATCTACATATTTCCCAGTGGAATCAGGTAGATTATCTTTTAAAAGTTTAATGTCTGAGTTATCAAAACCTCTCATATCTAATGTCACTATCATTTCATTTGGATTTGACACATTGGTTTTATATGATATTCTTTTACTTTTGCTAAATGTTTTAGAAGTAAGTAAAGGGTCAGATTTATCAACGATAAATTTAACTACACCTTTAGACCCAATTAACTCGGTTGAGATATCACTCCCTAACCATCCCCCTTCTTCTCCCATACGTTTAAAATATCTAGTGACCTCCACTACATCATCATCATAAAAATTTTTTTTGGTTTCCCTTAATATAGTCTTTATCCTATTTTCTAAACCTGGGATATCCCCAACTAACGCTCCGAAATCGGGATGTACAGTTTTAAGATCCTTCATAGAGTAAACACCTTTAAAAAAATCTTCAGTATTTGACCCAAGTAAGTCATTATTCATTTTCAACCCTATTTGGTTCCTTTTAAATGTTGATAATAGACTTTTTGCTGACTCCCCATCTATTAAAGATTGTGATTGTAAATCCTTTAAAATTTTATTGTATACATCATAATACCCATCTCCTTTCAAAAAACTCTCTAAATCGCTTCTGTTAATGACTTTGTTAATATTATCTTGAATCTCCCTTAATGTGGTGGAGGAAACCATATTATTAATAGTAGGGGAAATCTCTTTTGATCCTCTATACCATATAATGTCACCATTTTTATTCTTTTTAATTATAAGTCTAGGATTCCCCTCCATACCTTTAGGTGGTTTAAATTGATATTCGTTGACATTCTTTAAAACTGCCTTTGCAACGTCATCCATTATATTTTTTAAACTTTTCGATTTGCCCTCCGTTAATAAGATTGGGTTTTCAACTACTAAGTTACCATATAATCTTTCTTCTGTAAATAAAGATTTAATTCTATTAATTTCTTCGTTTAAGTTATTATGTTTTTTATTCATCTTTAATGTTTTTAATAATATGTTTTTATTATATCAGACACTTCACCTTCAGTGTCGATATCTTTATCGTTTAATTTTTCTAACGCAGTTTCTATTTTTAATAAGGAATTACAATCGGATACTAATTTCCACTTTACACCCTCTCCCTTTTTATAATACCATAAACCATCTTCATCAGAAGCGTATTCAAAATCAGAACCTAGTTCTGGTGATTTAATATATCTATAATTAAAAGTTCTATCATTTAACCAACTTTCTTTCTCCTCATCAATTTCCACATCAATACTTAATTTATTTTTACCTTTACATAGCTCCGCCCATTTAAAAATATTAAAATTCCTTAATTCCATATCAGAAGATATACCTTTTTTCTGTAAATTGTTAACAATCTCTTTTTGTTTATTAATAGGTAATTTTAAAACCTCTAATCGTGATGGTATTTTAGGGACTGTATCTAATACAGATATGGTGGTTTTTACCATATTATCGATATTAAGTAACATATCCTCTTGTGATTTATAATCCATATCGGAAGTACCATAATTTACCATATGTTCCTCCAAAGAGTTTATAATATCATTACCAATTTGATCAACCTCTTCTTCGGTAATATTCTTATCCATTAAACCCGCAGAGATTAATCCTTTCACAACAACATCAGCGACCGATGATATTGCACCAGTTTTATCTAATGTTATCATAGTAGTTATGGTACCAGCGTAAATATATTTCTCTAATAAAGTGGGGTTCATTAATTCATGTAAAAACCTACTACCTTTACCAAAGCCTAATTCAACTTTTTTGTGTTCAGAATACCATTCTTTTTGTTCCTTTTTAGCCTTGTCCATAAATTGTTTTTTTGACATTTTACCAACTGTGGTTCTATTAGCCTTCATGGCCTTCAATGACTTGTTTAATAATTCTAATTCGCTAGCCGTTAATTTACCGGATTTTTCAAGTAAATATTTAGATGCTGCTGAACCACCTTTTGTTTTACTTAAAGTCTCTGAAACTTTTATAATTTTCATCACTTTCATAATTCCCTTTTGTGTTACCCTTCTGTAGAGTGGACCTACCAAAGGGATGAACATAAACCCAAAAGATAGATATCCCGATAATTCATCTCCCTCTGCAATGTACAATCCACCATTAATACCCTCTAATGCCATAGATAATGCAACGTTTACACCCGGAATAGGGATAAACAAAGCCGCAACTGATAACACATCAATTATTTCGTGTCTGTATTCGTATAATTGTTTACCAAGTATATCGAATTCATTTTTAATTTTTGGTCCTAATTCTACCAGCCCACCCAATAACTTATCTGCAGTCTTTTCATCAAATTTATTAGATAGTTCCTTTACCCCATCTACTAATTCTTGACCACCATAACCTGAATTGGATTGTTGTATGAAATAGTTAACCGCGTCTTTTACTTGTTTAGTAATACGACCCATTTTAAGATCTCTACCGAGAACATAGTAAGCATCTTTAAACGAATCAGAGAGATACTCCCCAAAATCCTCAATGGTTCTACCCACATTTTTTTCTAACCAATTAGAAAATTCAACTGCGGATTTTTGTAAATCGACATCTTTTACATATTCATACGTAGGAGATATAATCTCATTATAAACTTCTTTCGCTAATTCTTCAGACCCTTTTCCTAAATCATTAATAGTTTCATCATCAAACTTTTTATATATTTCCTCAGCCCCTTTTTTTAATTCTGGTACAGCTGTGTCTGGATGAAGTTTTTTAGCGACTGCTACTACCCCATTTTTAAACTGTGTACCGGGAGAAATCCCAAATTCTGCCTTCAGTTTACCCCACCAATCCAACTGTTCAGTTAAGATGGGATTCTGATTAACAATATTATATTTACCATAAGAGTCAAATTCTTTATTTACCCCAAGTTGTATCGGTTGTTGTTCATTTAAAAACAACCTACTATACTGAGATTCCGATATTACTATTCTATTACCCATTATATTAAACTAAAAATTGCTGTACCACCTTTTATTTTTTTAACGTTTAATTCCTTATCAGTATTGATAGAGTTTTTTATTAAAGCCACATACTTATCATTTATATCTTCACCCCTAAATGCATAATCTTTAAATTTTGTTGTATATTTATACATATTATTACCTGTTTTCTCTACTTTACCGATTGGTAAATTACCCTTCATAACATCGTATACGTTCCCTGTTGTACCACCTTTTTCTTGTTCAAAGTCAATATCCCATTCTTGAATAATATCTACCACAGCGTCCCCCATTTTATTACTTCCCGACCATCTCCCTTTCTTAGCATCCCACCAAAGACCCAATCTACTAAAGTGTCCCTTAAGACATCCTTGAATAGCCGCCCCCAATATATCTTTCGACAACACAATAGGGTCACCATCAGGTCCCAAAATACTGTCGGGATATTTTTGCACATAATCTTCAATAGTTGACCCATACTTTCTAGTGATTTTACTTATTTTACTTAAATTTGCTTTACAACCTTTAAAACTAGTATCTGCCTCTGTTTTTTGGGTTCTTGTTTCTTTTTTACTTGGGTCAATATCACCACCTTTACCATCTGATAAATACGATGTATTATTTTTTACTATAACTTCAGTTAGTTTATCTATAACTCTCCCCGATTTATCAACCCCCCAATTGTAAAGACTCAATTCCTTCGCGTCGTCATTCCAGTATTTCTGAATACACCCCTCAAACCCTTTTTTTATTTTACCCTTATCCCCAACTTCCAATTCACCATAATTAACCCTCTTATTTTTGTGAAACTTAAAAAAGAGTTCGGAATAAGTCTGTAATCTTTTATTACAGACTTTTATCATTTTATCTGTTTCTTTTTCCCCTTCGACTGAAGTGTCTGTTGGTTTCGGGTCCCCTTTTACAGCGTTTGTTTTAAGTTTTTTTTTAAAGTCTTTAACCTTTTGAATCTCAGGGTTTTTATTACCCCCAACTTTGCTTGCAATATTTTTTATGGGTTTCGTAACAAAATTTGTAATTTTAGTTAAAGCTGCTTTTATTTTTTCTCCCACACCATCTTGTTCAGATATAACTGAATAATTACTTTCATTAATTTTAAATTTTTTATGTAAAGCCTTAACAGTTTCTTCACCAGCGATACCATCATCCTCTAAACCACTATCATCTTGGAATTTCATTAAGGCTTCTTTTGTTTTTGGGCCAAAAATCCCATCATCTTTAACACCCAAAAGTATCTGTAATGGTTTAACCACATCAGGTTCTGACCCTGTTTTAATTACACCTTCTTCTATAACTTCTTGGTCACCATCCCCAACCAAGTTACCATACATTCTTTCTTCTGTAAACAGTGATTTAATCCTATTTATTTCCTCGTTAATATTTTTATTTGACTTATCCATAATGTTATATTTTTATCTGTATTCTATAAATATTAAATTATTATAAAAAAAACACTTATATACAAAAAATCCTCTTTATAAGTTTATATTATAAAGAGGATTAATAAATATTAAGATAAATGTCTTTTGAGTTCACCTATGACCCATTCGGGTTTATCGTTAATATCCGTCTCCCAAAAACGAAGTAATGTTACCCCATTACTACTCTCACAAATTTTGTTTTTTTTATCGTCATTTTTAATTGTTGTTTTTTGTGTTTCATAAATTGGTCCGTTTGGGTACTTAATAGGGTTACAATGGTAAAAATCACCATCTACCTCTATCACCAGATCATATTTAGGTAAATAATAGTCAAAATTAAACCCACAAATAGTATATTGGAATATAAAATCCACCCCAATAGACTCCAATAAATCACCAAAACGTGATTCTAATATTGTTTTATTATTATATTGATAATCCTTTAAATATTTAATCCTTTTTTTACGTTGTTTTTCCCTGTTCTCCTCTTTACTCCAATATTCCCTCATACCCTTATCGAGACTATCTAAAACATGTTGTGGTCTTTTCCTTCCTTTTCTGTATTCAGATATTTTTTTATTCCTTTCTAAATTATTAGATATTTTCTCACCATAGTCCAATCTTTCGTCATCGTCTTTGGTTAATCCCTTATTCCATATAACTAACTCACCAGATCCGTACAATCTTCTTTGAGTGTCTTTAGACTTTTTCTGAGCGTCAGTATTATGACCCCAATTATTGTTAATTCTAGAAGCGTGACCATGAATAAAATCTCTAAAACCCTTTTTAATTCCTAAAAATGATGGGGTTTCACCACACCCACAATTACATTTTGGTGATATGCCTTCTAAATTATGTTTAATAAAGGTTTCTTGTGGTTTGATATCATGTTTTTTGACATTATGAGATGATAATCCCCATAATGAATCAAAGTCTTTATCACATATTTCACATTTGTGTTGCATAAAAAATCCCTTTTACATATAAATATACACGTAAAAGGGAAAGTCTTATGTTTGATAAAGGAATCTCAAAAAACATTGATGGCCCTATCAAACCGGAGCGTACAACTAATCTCAGCTAAAGAATCTGAATTATAGTCTAATGTACCGAAATCAGCGTCATTTAATTGAGTTCCTTGTAGTATCCATTTCTGAACAACAACACCGGTTGGATCTAACATTTCCAACTCAACGTCTTTTTTGTAACCAGCCGCATAACCTTGTCGTCCTGTTACTGATTCTGAATGTAATCTAACCCATTCCATTAAAGCTTGTGTAGCTGAAGGACCAATTGGATCTCTAAATGTCACCCCTATAGTTTCCCACTGAAATCTACCTATCACAAACGTAGATGTATTTAAGAAAGGTATTTCTACCTCACTACTAGTATATTTTGGTCGACTTGTTGTTGATACCCACCATTCTTGTATTCCCAGTTCATCGGGAAACCTTAAAATAAACCTATTCTGTCTTAATGGTTCATAAGGAACAGGCATTCGCATTAATAAATCCGCCATTTTTTAATTTTTTTTATATTTATTATTGTATTTGATAAGTTTTTTCATTACCTTTATTAATAAATATCTAAAAACCAAAAAAAGTGGATTATAAAAAGTTTTTTTTAGAAAATAATAAAGCTGGATTAAAAACCAGAGAATCTTATATTGAAAATAATTATAATGAAATATATAATTCAATTAACCTTTATTGTGATAGTATAAACTTAAATGGGGTTATTCCGTTTAAAGAAAAAATATATATCTTCATAAATAAATTAAGTGATACCCCCATATGTAAAAATTGTGATAAAAAATTAAAGTTTAAGAAAAGTTTAAGAGAGGGGTATGGTAGTTATTGTTCCATAAAATGTACAAACCAACACGAAGATCATAAAAACAACGTTAAAGAAACATTTAACAGAAAATATGGTGGTTCACCAATAAGGGATAAGGGTATAAAGAAAAAAATAGAACAAACAAACTTAGAAAGGTATGGTGTTACAAATATATTTAAAGATAGTGAATACATACAAACCAAAACTAAAGAGAAGTTAGGGGTATCCAACCCAAACCAATTAGATAGTGTAGTAGAAAAAAGGAAAAAGACTAACCTCAACAAATATGGTGTAACCAATACACTATTATTAAATAACTCCCGTAAAAAGAACCAAAGTTCAAAACTAATTAATTTTAATGAAAAATATAAGGGGTTAAATGTTATTGACGATTCTGGTGATTATGTTAAACTTAAATGTAATAACTGTAATGGTGAATATAATATAGATAGGAGTCTATTGTTCTATAGATTTAAAAATGATATAAACCCTTGTACGTTATGTAACCCTGTAAGTGAGTTAAAATCTATAAAAGAAAAAGAACTAACAGATTTTTTATTATCTTTGGGGTTAAACCTTATTCAGGGTGATAGAGATATTCTTAATGGTAAGGAGATTGATATGTTATTACCTGATTTTAATATTGGTATAGAATTTAATGGTTTGTATTGGCATTGTGAGAAATATGTTGATAAGGATTATCATATAAATAAAACTAATGTGTGTGAGTCTAAAGGGATACACCTAATACATATTTTTGAAGACGAATGGGTTAATAATAAGGATATTGTTAAAAGTAGATTAAAAAACTTATTTAAATTAACTGAGAATAAAGTATATGGTAGAAAATGTATAATAAAAGAAGTTAATACTAAAGATAAAACAAAATTCTTAAATGATAACCATATTCAAGGTACAATAGGTAGTAAAGTTAATTTAGGGTTGTATTATAACGATGAGTTAGTATCGATGATGACATTTGGTAAAGGTAGGGTTGTTATGAATGGTGTTAAAAATGAATGGGAGTTATTAAGGTTCTGTAATAAAATTAATCATTCCGTTATCGGTGGGGCTAGTAAACTATTTAAACACTTTATTAAAAACTATAAACCAAAACAATTAATAAGTTACGCTGATAGAAGATGGTCACAAGGTAACCTATATAATCAATTAGGATTTAATAAGACACACAACTCAACGCCAAACTATTTTTATGTTGTTAACAATGAAAGGGAACATAGATTTAAATATCGTAAGAATTTATTGGTAGAGTCTGGGTTTGATATTAAAAAAACTGAAAGAGAAATTATGTATGATAGGGGAATATATCGTATATATGATTGTGGGAATTTGGTTTATATTTATAATAATACGGAAATTTCTTTCTAAAAGTCCCTATTTATGGGTGTTTGTAATAAAAAAATAAAATTTATTACAAATCATATTCAATTTAATTACCCTCTATCAAACTGAGGTTCTACATTATCAGCTATATCCAGTACCTTTAAACATCCCACCAATACCTTTTAATTTAGATCGTAGTCCTTCATCTAAAGATATCTTTTTCTTAATAATCCTTTTAATGTCGGATTCGGTTAATGTTATTATTTCACCTTCTTTTTTAATTTTCATACTATACTATGTTTAATTATCTATATCTATTTTCCAATCTTTTATACCGGATTCATCATTACCACCATTAGGTCTGGGGTCTGACAGTAAAAATAATACGTCACCTGGATATATTTTGTCAAAGTCAACAATATGATCATTTAATTCGGGATTAAAATCATAAAACGATATACCACCCCTCCCATTTTTTATTATATCATGGATAGTATCACCCTCCTTAACATCGTAAGCGATTAATCCTTGAACACCATTCGTCATCCTTGCTATCTCTTTTTCACTTAATTTTCTATTTTGTTCCCATAGTAATACTCTTTTTACTATTTTCTTTAAATCTGATTCAGTTAAATTAATAACTTTTCCGTTTTTCTTAATTTTCATAATATCCTATTATTATTATTATCTTTTTATATAAATATAAGTAACTTATAAAAAGTTACCTCTTTATAATCATTTTCTTCTTTTTTGGGTTGTATGGATCTGAGGTATCATATACTAAAAACTTTATCTCCGGATACTTCTGTTTTAACTTATCCTCTATTAACTTTTCAACAACCTCAACGTTACTGATATCATCATCACTAAACCCAATACTAATACCTTCAAAGTCATCGGTATCTTGATATGAACTAACTCTATC